TTTGCTGGTTCGCATACATACTGGTCAAGGCGGTGCAGCTTTGATCCTGTCGGCTTTATAAATGAGCTGGACGTATTGCAGAGCAAGGGCGTTAAACCCGTCCTGTATTTGCATAGAGACACGCCTGTAACAACTCCTTACGACAAAGTGGCTAACTCCCTGAGTGTCGAGGATGCTATTCACGGTACCTGTGGTGTCGGCGTGGGTAAAACCTTTCAACGCGAGGAAGATTGGTACTCGTTAAAAGCAATGGATTTACAATACCCGCAAGTGGTTGATATAAAAATGAAGCTGATTTCAAAGTATTACGGTAATGAAGTTGCGTATTCGTACAAGAATGTGATTGAAGCAACGATGGACAGCGGTGCTATTCGTCTCGTTGATGAGCTTCCTCGCAATGATCATTATATTTTCGAGGGCGCGCAGGGGTTGTTACTTGATCAGCATAATGGCTTTTTCCCGCATGTTACTCGATCAAACACGGGAACGGAGAATCTGAAACGGATAAAGAACCTTGAGTTGTATTGTGTTACCCGAGCGTATCAAACACGTCATGGTGCTGGCCCAATGACTAACTTGACTATCAGGCACCATATCAAAAGTTACGATCTTGAAACCAACGTCACCAGCCAGTATCAGGGCGCGTTCAGGAAGTCGGCGCTTGATCTGACCCTGCTTAAGTACGGCATCATGCGAGACGGTCGTATTAAGAGCAACCCAAGGCGGGTGCTAGTAATAACCTGTATTGATCAGATGAATGAGTACCTGTACACCATCGACGGCAAGTTGAGGTCTGAGGATTCGGTAGGCACTTTCGGTTTAGTTGTTGCAAGCTATCTTGGTTTTACGAAATTTATTTTAGTTAATTCGCCAGATCAGGTTGAGCTTCCAGAAATAAGGTTATGAGATGACTGATACAGAGAACCTGATCGATAGGTTAAATAAAATAATTACAAACTTGTTTACGGAGGCTCCTTCATTAGAACATTTGGACGAATGGAATTTAATTGGTCGTGGAATATCTGACTCAATAGCTGAAATCGAACAACTACAAGACTGGATAAAGGTTGCTGGTGGTATTAAGTGTCCTCAATGTGATGACACGGGCGGATACTATAGTGGGCATGGTGAGGTTTGCCAGTGCCAATTTTGTTACGAGTGTCCTGACAGTAAATTCAACTGGGGGAAGGCCCGTGCCGAGAAAGACGCGAGTAAAAAAGACGAACCACCCTTCCGAGGTTGACCCGTCGTTATGCAAGCACGAGGTCTCTCCGCCGGACTGGGAAAGCTTTATTGTATTCTGGTGTAAGCGCCGGAACCCGAATTATTATCAGCAACTAACCTGCGCAAATTGTGGGTTGCAATATTGGGAGGAAATATTATGATTTTCACTGCATACACTAAAAATTGCGAGAGGCTGTCCGGTAAAAGGGCGTTAAGGCCTACTATGTATATAGGTAAATCCTGCAAGAACGGACACGGGGAAAACGGCAAAACCGTAAGATATAAGAATGATCATGGCTGTGTTCTTTGTAGAAATAATAACAGTAAAAAATCACATCTACGAGATACGGAAAATAGACCGTTAGATGCACTACGTGCCTACGAAGAAAAACAGGGGCAGGAAGAGTACGACCCATTATTTTAAATAAAAAAGCCGATCAGTATTGACGTTGAGTCACTGACCGGCTTATTATTAACACATCGGCGTTGACAGCGCCTTGAAGTTCGACAGGACTAGGGAAGTGCCAAAGCTTCTATTTGGTATTATACCCATCCCATAACGTCCATTCAAGGCTAATGTTACTTTGTAACACTTCGCGCCGGTCGGTGTTTAACGAGCTTGACCGCAAAACAAAGACGCAGAGCAGACTGATCAAAGCTAAGTTGCCGTGTTAATAAGTCCATACCACGCACTGACTGACGGTTTATGTGGAACCCTACTGGGATTAAAAGGATATTAAACTGGGGAAGCTGAGTACCTGTATGTGTTCTGACCATACTGGGAAAGGGTGGTAGCTTTGGCCTTCTATATAAAGTTCTCATTGATTAACAACAGGCGGCATGTTATGGTTTACAGATGAAATCAGCAACCGATCAAGTTCACCGACCCGTTCTGGAGATGCAGGCGCAAATTAACCTGCTTTATTCTGAAAACCGTGAGATGTACGACATGTTGCTGCATCAGGCGCAGACCATCAAGGATATGATCACGGTAAAGACGCCAGCCAAAGGCAAGGCAATGCCGCAAAACACGGATTACTGGATTAAGCGGGCCAATATGGACATGGATATTATTTTGCGCCAGAAAAAAGAACTGGGTGGTTGTCGTGCGGCCATTAACCGCCTTACCCAGAAGCTGGAAAAGCATCGGAAATGAATACTGATATAATCCCCATTTTAGGGAAGATCACTTTCGATGCGTTCTGGACTGCTTACCCTCGCAAGGCGGGCGGTAAGGCAAGGGCTGAGAAGTCATTCCTCAAGCTGTCCGAAGCCGACCAGTACAACGCGATCATGGGTGCGAAACACCACCTTAAAAACAACCCCCAGTGGCGTGACCCCTCGCTAATCCCGCATGCCGCCACGTTCTTGAATCAAGCGCGCTGGTTGGATGAAATAGCCGAGGTGAAAGACGCCAAGGAGCGTGTTACCGAAGCGAGCAATGAAAGCCCTGCTCATACAGTCTGGTATGCGATGACTCAAATGTACGGCGAGCAATGGATTAAACGCTATGGCGAGCATCCAACCGAGCTATGGCGCAAGATGTTGAAGGATATGCCGGTTGAGCGGCTGAAGCGGGGTCTCAGGGGCGCGCTGGAGGCACATGGCGACTTCCCGCCCTCGTTACCAAAGTTTATAGAGTATTGCTCAATACGGTTCGATGAGCAGCACCCGACAGCACTACCCAAACCGAGACCAGACCCAGCCAAGGCGCTTGAAAGTCTGAAAAAAATAAAACATATTTTAGGAGTTGACTAATGATGATACGAACCAGAATTTTAATTAATCACGTAATGGAGCCGCTATTTGCTTTTCTGGCGTTACAGCGAGAGAAGAAGCGGATCAAGGCGCTGCCGGTTCCCTGTCTGGTGATTCACTATCGTTTTCACGAGAGCCACCCGATTAGTAAATATACTTATACCGCCAAAGAAGAGAAAACATTGCTCAGTAACAGTGTGGGCAGATCATTTATTAAGTGGTACTTCGGTCGTGAGCAGTCACGCTCCAAAATGATTACTGGCGGGGATGGTGACAGGCGCGAGTGGCAGCGCAAGCATATTTTATTCATCGAAATTAACAAGGAGGTTAGAAGCTAATGACGCATGAATGCCTAGAGTGTGGCGAGCCAGCCAAAAACATGCACCCCGAATATAGTGTAGGTGATAACGGTGACAGGCTGTGTGACGGGTGTTTTATTGCTTACTGGGAAGACAAGCTGGACGAGGTTATTGAGTCCCTGCGTGACGCGGTTGAAACGACCGGTGAAGGGAGCGTTCAGATTGCCTTTCTCGATGCAGTGGAGGCGAGACGTGGGTGACATAGCAGACCTGATAATCGACGGCGGTATGTGTGAGACCTGCGGTGAAATTTTTGACGAATCTAGTGGTTTTCCGCGCCAGTGCAAGGACTGTAAGACCGAGATAGTCAAAAGCAAGCACAAGACCAAGCCCCGTGTTGCCTGTGGTAAATGCGGAAAAATGATAGCGGTCACCGGAATGGTTCAACACTATAATGCAAAACACCCAGAAGCCAGCGACAGCAAGTAAAGCTGATCTGAACGACGCGGTTGACGACCTGAGAAAGCTTCACGGTCTCCCCCCGTACAATCATCACAGCAATATTTACGCGCATGACCTTCATTTCCAGAGTTATCTGAAGGGTAAGCATTCGCCAGAGGTGTATAAACTGGCTCTTGAGAGCGTTAAGCGGCTGAGTAAAAAGTATGCCAAAAACAACAAAGAACTACCGGAGATGAAATAATGAAAATATATTTAATACGCGAGGGTGACAGGTTCAAACCGCTGTCCGAGGATGACTTCGAGAAAACCAAGCGGGTGAAGGAGGGCAAGATTATTGAGGTTGAATATAAAATGCCTCGCAACCCGCAATTCCATAATAAGTTTATGTCGATGGTTCGCAAGGTGTTTGAGAATCAGGAAGAGTTCGATAATATCGAGCGCCTGCTGGACAAAATAAAGATCGACCTCGGTCACTATGACTCTTATTTTATCGGAAAGCCCGAGGTAGTTGTTCCCCGCTCAATGTTACTCGGAAAGGCCGAGGTAGTTGTTCCCCGCTCAATTTCATTTGGTAAAATGGATGAGCTTGAATTCAATGCCCTGTACGATAGGGCGGTAACCTTGCTGCTGGCTCGCTATCTACCCACGGTAACCAAGGCGGAGCTTGAGGAGTATGTTTTGGAGATTCTACGCTATGGAGGGTAAAACTACAGGGCGGGATAAGGTGCTGTTCAGCGCGGTGATGCTGGGTGTTGCTGGCCTGATGGCTGGCTGGTGGGTGATCCTTGCAGGCTGGGAGCTGCCCCAGATTCATAATATTGAAATCATTAAAGAGGTTCAATATCCAGTAAGCGGCTATAGGTCTCACCTGATCAAGGATTTAGATAGTGGGCTTTGTTATTACTATCATGGGAACGCATACCAGAGAGATGCCAGACTCGAAAAAACAGCCTGCCCACAATAAAGGGTCGGGTAAGCCGCTTCGTGTAAGAGAGGTGCGATTACTGATCGACCTGCTAACCGACGGGGCTTGCGCGCTTGACAGTGCGGACATTCCGGTGGAGGCAAAATACCAAGCGCTGCGTCGACAGATGGCCTGCCTTCAGCTAATTGCCATTGCGCCAGATGTTGTTAGGCAGCAAATACAGTTTGCCGTTAACCTGCGGGAGGCGCAGAAATAATGACACGAGAAGAGTCTGAGTACATCAATAAAATATTGACCCTTGGGTGTATAATATGCAGGTTGGAGCACGAGTGCTTCACACCACCCGAGGTTCACCACATCATTGAAGGCGGAAAGCGAAAAGGTCACCTGTTTTCTATCCCGTTGTGTGTACCACATCACAGGGGTAATAGTGATGGCAGCCGCCATCCTTATATTTCAAGACACCCCTACAAGGCCAGATTTGAGGGCAGCTACGGAACAGAGGCCGAGCTGCTCGACCACGTTAGAGGATTATTACAAGATGATCGACATTAATGTAGGGTTTATCGGTGAGGACGTTGTAGCTCTGTGCGATGACACCGAGGCGCACTATGCGCTCCATGCTAAGAAAACAAAGGACGGGTATGAGGTTACAGTATCGTCTTCGCACGGGGTTCTTTCGACCGGCATGTTCGAGGCGAAGATAGGCACCCGCCAGATGATTTATTATGCGATGGCTAAGCACCTTGAGTCGGTCGAAGAAGCGCATAAAATACTAGCGGATGGTGAGGAAGATAAGGAGTCGAACAAAGGGGGCGGTCATAGCAGCCAGCCCACGACCCATTAAGAACATAGCGCTCAGTTTACCGTTCCCGCCGTCGATGAACCATTATCTGAAGACATCGACCAGACGCAACAAGCAGGGTCGGTCGGTCGTGCATAAGCGAATGAGTGATGCTGGCCGTGCATTCCAGCTTGAGATTCTAGCCGTTGCCTTTGGTAAGAAAATTACTGGCAGGGTAGCGGTTAAGGTCACGCTGTACCCACCTAACAGACAGAAGCGTGACATTGATAACTATACAAAAGTGTTGCTGGACGGCATTACAAAGGCGAGAGTATGGGAGGATGATGAGTGCGTCGACCTGCTGACTATTGCTCGCGGTCAGATATCACGACCGAATGGGTATTGCACTGTTGAGATTGTATCGCTGGAAGGGGATTAATCGAGACTAGATGAGCTGCCGAGATTTATTAGCCCAACGTTATCGACTACCCGTACCTGCAACATCGGATACTTAAATGTGCTGCCCTCGATGATTACATCATCACCAAAATTCGTTAATAGCTCTCGCAGTTCACCGACAGTTTGAAATACAGGCATGTCGCGCTCCATTTTCCTGATAGCCTGCTTATTGCTTTTCGGTTTACGTTTGAAATACGGGCGTATCTTCTCGATCAGAAAGGTTGAAAGTACGGTAACAATGACCTCAATCATAGCTTGAACTCCTTTGTTTTGACGATTTCTGTCAGGGCTGTTTTCAGGGCCGCCCCAATAAGGGCCTGTATTTTATCGCTCTCACACACGCTTAATTTATATTTACAGCGAGGCAGCATTTCTATCTGCTCAAGTATTTTATTGATCTTGTTCTCGACTCGCTTTTTAGGCGTGTTCATCAGTCCATCCGAGTAACAAAGTGACCGCCCTCGGGCAGTGGGATAGCGACTATCGAGCTTTGGTACTGGTAAAGGATGCCAAAGCCCTTGGTATCGACAGAGACTAGCGGGTAAAGAGCAGGGTCTTCCGCGAAGGCCGACAGGTATTTGCCGGTGCTCTCAATTTTTGAGCCAGTGAATTCAGACAGGCCGAAACCGTAACGCTGATCAAGAAAGTCTTTCAGGGTTGGCAGGTCGTCGCGCTTCGGGTCTTTTTTGTGGTAGCACCACTCTATAACCCACGTAGGAATGACCCCGCAAGCCTCTGCCACCCTTTCGACAGGGACGTTTTTAAAGTGACTGGTGGGGTCAATAGCGACGTTGTACAGGTTTGATTTAATTTCTATCATTGGTTGCCTCGGTAAAAATTGGCGTCGACAGTGGGATTCGAACCCGCGTTGCCACCGTGAAAGGGTGGAGTCCTGACCAGACTAGACGATGACGACTGTAATTTTATTGCTCCGCTTAGTTTATAGACAGCAAGGCTTTAGTGCTTTGCAGGTCGTTGGGCTGGCGGTTGAGGTGCGACTTCAACCGTCTAATTTTATTCCTGATATGCCGATTCTCAGCGGTGTAGCGCTTGGCTGATGCGCTGTTGCGGCCATACTTGCGGTTTTTATTGGTCTTCTGTGAAGACGTTTGTTTTGGCGCGCTCGGCGAGGTGGTTTGATCGTTCATTTTATAATCCTATTTTTGAATCAGCGGAGGAACAGCCATTAGTTTTTTGGCTGCCGAGACGGTGGCACACAACCGGCTAAATACTGTTGCGCAGCTATTTGCCATGGGGTGTGTAATCCAGAACGACTTGCCGTCACGATGGGCGGTGTATCTTATTGTTTTGCCCAGCTTGTCGGGCTGTTTAAAGTCTCGGTGTTGTGATGCAAATCTCATTTCAGGCGATCCGCTTAATTTATTATTTAGCTCGTGATCGGCACGAGCACCGGTTTCTCTGGGTTTCTTACCAGCCTTTCTCGATAAAGGTCATGGGTCGCGCTCCATTCACTAATGAGCCGTTTATCGAGTCGGCGCTGGCGGCCAGATTTATTTCAGCGGAGTCTACCCCTCGCCTAGTTAAATGTAAAGCTAATCTTTAGGGTGAATAATTTGTTTTAACGTCTCGGGTGAATAGATATCAAGCATGGCTTTTAATTGTTCGGGTGTTCGGGTTGGGCATGGCTTCCGGCTGTTGAGCCAGCGGGACACTGTCATCCCTGACACCCCCAGCAGTCTTGCGGCGGATTGCCTTGAAATACCATAGTTAAGCAGTATTTTTTCGAATCTGGCTATTGTGGCGGCGTTTTGATCAAAACCGACTGCCTGAGATGTCCTGTGCCGAACGTTCATGGGTAAAGCATACCTTTATATAGGGTCAAAAAGAAGGGCGCGAGAAGCGCCCATAAAAGGGGAGGTACTGCGAAGAATAAACTATTGGCCGTTGTATTGTTCTATAAAGTCAGCATCAATACCCCAGTCAAACAGGATGGAGGCGATTAGCTCGGGCGGGTTGTTCTCTATCGCCTCAACCAGCAATTCCCACTTGCTGCCGACGGGCATGCAAGAGGCCATATCACTATCAAGCATGAAGTCGTCATCAGTGGCAGGCCATTGGATTTCTGTTGCTCTGCCTTGCGTCGCTGCCGAACTATTTTGATAGTGGGTGCTGTATCGTTTACTGCGTCTTGTGTGTCCATGGTAACCACCACTCACGATACCGCCGCTGTACCAGTCTAGCGGGTATATATCTACGGTTGGCTCGCGCTGCACGGGGAGCGTCTTCCAGTCGAGGGCTATCAGCTTATCCCTTAGTTCAAGCACAAAGTCTACGCGCTGCGATTCTTTGGCTGTGTGCTGGTGCTCATAGCCGACAGACAGGTTGGTGCATTCTGATATCAAGTGAGTATAGTTGGCGGTATCGGTGAACGTGCCGCGTGCTCGCCGCCACTTCTTACCAAGTCGTCGACCCAGCTCTTTAGCAAAGCGGTCAGAGCAGCATACGCCCATCTGATCACCCACCACGTCACCGGTTCCCATTCTATCGAATGCAACAGCGTGGTCGATGTTGGTCAGAACCTCGGGTGTCGTCATTGCAATATAGGTAGAGCCGCCGCCGCCGCATTCCTCCTCGCGGTGAAATATGTACAGGCCTTCAACCTTGGCCTCAATCATTGCCAGCATTAACCAGTTACCGGTGGTGTCATCGGCCCCTAAGCAGTCGTGACCCTTCGACGTTATAACGTCCTTTTTCTTGTCATACTTAAGCTTTTGCTTGCCGCCTGAAACATGAACCGTGTCTGTATGCGAGGAAAACAGGGTGCGGGGGCTGTCCCCAATGGTTAAGATATAATTATGAAAGCCATCGGGTTTAGCACCGCAAGGAACAATAAACCGGTCGATATATTCCAACTCTGTCCGGCTTCCCGCTGGTCGCTTGTACTTCAACATTTTAAGTAGCTGGTTCATAGTGTTAATTCTCGCTCAAAGTGTTCAGAAACCAGAACCGCAACATTGGTTGACGGCTTGCGGTCGAACCGAAAGCTTTTTGTGAACATGTCAGGCCCGTGAAGGGTGATGTATGAGGCATTCGCTGCCAATCCAGCAGAGGCCTGCACTAACGACTCGGGGGCGGGGTTGTTCATAAAGAGCTGATCGTATGACAGCCAGTTGTCGTTATATCGACGAAACCCTAAGCCAATTAGGCTATGCCTTAAGGGGTTGTTTAATGACGGCCTCAAGCCAGTTTTAAAGAACATTACTTTAAGCTGAGTTACTGGGATATTAGCCAGATCATATTTACCAAATACCTGACCCTGTACTATGCCGTCTTTTATCCACTCCTTGAGATAGGTCACCCCATTGACTACTGTAACGTCATCCACCAGTGCCGACACTCCGCCAGAGGTGGTGGCGCAATCATTAAAGTGCTCGATCTTATTATCGTAAGTTTTGACCGCCTTGGAATGGTGGATTAGCTCCCCCTTGCTGCTTGTTATTAAATTTGGATGGCCATTAAATAGCCACGTTTGCTCTCTGGAGCTAAAAACGCTATCCGCTTCGATCATTACTATCCCGTCTATTGAGCAGGTAACGCACGCCTCATCATAGCAGCGGCGGCAAGCTATCTTATCGCCTGTTCCGCTGTAAATCGAAAGGTTGTCTTCCTCATTCCACTCCTTACAAACTACGCATTGACAGGAATTGTCATGCCTTGCCAGTCCGCCCGTGTCATAGGCAGCTTGAGCGCCGCCACAAAGCACGCCTTTGCTTTCGTCACCGATCCACAGTGATTCCCCGTCGTCATACAGGTTGTCGGCGTCACCATCAATGTAGGGGGCTATAAAGGTTGCCCTAAATGGAAGGCGGCGCAGGCGCATGCCGTAACCAATCGTACTGTCCTGTCTATAGCCCATATTTGTCAGGGTTTCGCGCAGTACGTCGGCGTCATGATGGTTGTCATAATAAAGGCCGTACCACTTGCCATTCTGGGTTACCATTGAGCGCGCGGTGCATTCCCCGTCTGGGTCGTCGTCGGAAGTGGTGTAGGCAAGAGACCAGTCATCAGGGTGATAGGCCGCACAGGGATGAACGGGATTGCTTTGGAAGTTGTCGGCGCTTTTCCCCATGCAAGAGGAAGGCACGCCGCTGTCATAGATTGAGGCGATGGTGTTAACATTGTTGGTGATAAAGACGCGGTGACCCTCGCCATTACCTTTGTTGACCATATTGTAAACCTCAGCGATGGCTTTAATTTTGTGCGGGTCTCTGATCCCCAGCGGCCCCCTTAAGTAGCGGCCCAGCTTCATAGTGGTCTGTATGTCGCGCCCGCCTTTCTCCGGCGATGATGTGAAGGCCACCAATTTGCCACAGGATGATGAGTGGGCATAGTGAAGACTCAGCGCGAGTTCAACTTGATCAGCAGACAGCTCGTCACGCATGCGGATGATTAGCGCCTCTGGCAGAGCCTTGTAGATCCCCGTCTGAATTCTGGCCGCCTCTCTAAAGCGCCACGAGCTGGTGGGCATTTGGTCGTAGGCTTCATAAACCTGAGATGGCTTACTAGCCAGCGCGGTACCGGCCTGATCCAGCCCGACTATAAAGCTTGTTTGCCAGCCGGTTGCATTCCTAACGTATTCTGATAATGATTTGTTCATCGTGGTTATCTCCCAATTAAATAAATAACGAAATTGATCAGCAGCACTAAGGTTAATATTAATATTGTGATGTCTGGTCGGTTGTGGTGCTTCATAATTACCCTCTATGTTGTTGCACCAGATAGCGCCGCGAAAGGCGCTAACGGTTGCATTGACCGGTTGGTCGGTTGGTTTCACTTGCTGCTTTCATCCTTTCTGGTTGTTATATAGATGGAGCATCCGCGATCCTTCATCACCCTCCTGCATTGCCATAAAGCCCAGCGGCAGCGCAGTCTCAACCAGCGCATTGCAAGGTAATGTTTAACTGATTGTGCTATAATAACCGGACTCATAAACAGCAGTATTCCCGCGACAGATAGGCAGAAAATGGCGGTGAATGCGCGTCTCTCTCCGACGGTATCAAAGGGGTTGTGGCTATCGTGAAACAGTTTCATCTCATCAATAAAGGCTTTCATAGTGACAGGTTTCCGCTCTTGCGAGTCTTCAGTGCGTGACCGACAGCCACTTGCAGTGCTCTGGTGCGCGGCGTGGGTCGATGCCCGTCCAGTATTCTCTCGATTTGAACCAACAGGACACATACATTGGCGGCCCAGACATCTTGATCGGTTGGTAGTGGTTGGGTGATGACTGGCTCAACTCTATTCATGACTGCCCCCACTGAGGTGATGTTCAAGCGCGGCGGCCCCAAAGGCGAGGCTGGTATCGTCATTAGTGGGCCTGTCTTCAATAGTGATGTCATGCTTGTCGGCGTACTTTTGCGCGGCGGTTCTCGACTTAAAGCCGCCTTGAACTTCAGCAAACAGCAGGTTAATCCTAACGATAGACCAGCGCCCAGCCATTGGCATAATCACAACCCGACCGGCGTCGGAGCTGACAGCTTGTTGAATAGCTTCAATCATGGCTTGATCCTCATCTTGAACGCGGGTTTAACCATGGGCGGTAGACAGTCTGCACAGTGCGGACGGCCTCCCCAGTGTTTGACCGACTTCTTATTGCAGTCAGTACAGGCGCAGGTCTCATTCATGAATGGCGGGAACGTCGGTGCGTCTCGCGGGTGGTTAAAGCATTGTCGTGGTGTAATTTCAATGGCGGGGATATGAGTGGCGGCGATGCCATCAACGGTGTATCCAGCATCAACCCAGTGTGCGGCCGTCAGGGTGCGGCCTTTCATTGTAATATTCTTATTCATGTTCGGCCTCGTAGTCTTCAAGTAGTGCTTGCAGTGCTCCCAGCGGTGACCAAGGATATAGATATTGCGGCCCGTCCTTTGGGTGAAGTATCTTAATAGCAATGATATTGTCATGCGGTGCGATATGGGATGGAGCGATAGTGGTAACCGGCCAGCGGGTAAAGAGCCTGCTAATCATGTTGGTAATGCTTGGCTGGAATGATGACAGGTGAGCCGGTGGTGTAAGTTTAGGAATAGGTAGTGACCGGTTGTCGTCGTGTTGATAGCGTGATGTATGGTTGTTCATTTGCTTAACCCTCTTTGTAGTGGTGGTGCGGCGGCGGCCACTCTTATATAACAAGCCAGAATAGCGCGCCGTAAGTCAGTACAGGATAGTGTCCTCATTACATTACCTTATTATAAGTAAGTAATACGCCTGCTATGAAACCCATCGGGAAGGCTATTATTGCCAGCAGTAGTTCAGTGTAGAGCCGGTGGGAACGGTCGTAAATACCATCAGTTGTTAAGTACGTCTCTGGATATAATCTCATTAGTCTTCCCCGTGTTGTTTGTGACAAGCCAGCAATCGTGTAACGTGACCGTGATGAGCAGTTTAAGTGTTCCTCGTGGTGAGCCAGAATTAGCCCAGTGTTGAGGTGTCATACGCGCACGACTGCCGACTTCTTCAAAGAATAGACCATAAACTCTCACTTGTAAAGCCAGGCTTTATACTATAAGTAGCGAAATGAGGCTATATATGGCTATGCTATGGCCTTGCTGCCTACCTGATCGTCGCGTAGACGGCCACACAGAGAGGCGATATCAGACCCAACCAGCATAAACCCAGTGTTCCGCCAGTCCGACAGCCGACAGGCCTGCCAGCATCCAACAACGCGGGGCGGATGGAACCAACGACCAAACAGAAAGCCAATCCGACAATCTAAAAGCCGACCCCCACAACCCGAAATCAGCCAGCGGAAGGCGGGGGGTCTATATACCTCCCCGACACGCACACTTTCTCGTTCACAATTTTTTTCTGCTTTTGGGACGGCAGGGGCAACGGCAGGGGTTTGGCAGGGGTTTGGCAGGGGTTTGGCAGGGGTTTGGCAGGGGTTTGGCAGGGGTAACGGCAGGGGTAAAAGTATCGTTATGTAATACTTTCTGCTGGATGGGTGACAAATTTTACGGGGGTTATACCGACAGGATGACCATTTGGTATCGTATTATGCTACTTTCGGCGTTTTTATAATGTGTGGCTTTATAGATTGCTTGATTTATATTAGCAGAGGCTTATACTCGGAATTATTGATTGATGGAGAAGAAGATGTCTTTATGTAGTGAGTGTAGATTTTTTCGATCTGGTTCTGACGCTAGTCATGGGACATGTCGAAGATATCCGCCGATTAGCCGGTTAGCCCCTGAAGGGCCTGAGAAGTGGCTTGAGGGTTTTTTGCGGGTTGATCCGCATCAGGAGTCGTGTGGTGAATTTAAGGGAGGAGGAAGTTAAGGGTGATGTATGAACAAAGCAGAAGCATTGGCGGAAGCGGGTCGGATGCTGGACGAAAATCCAGTTCCGCAAACTGACCGCATTCTTTTACATGATGGGCGCATGATTGCGTATCGCCCGTCGCGGGAAACTATTGCTTCACTCCAGCGGCAGAACCAGAAGTATGATATCGTGATGAAGCGATTGGCTAACGGGTAAAAATAGTGAGCGGAACAACGACCGATAGATTTAATCTCGATCTGGGATACGGTGTGGATACAGAAGTGTCGCCGCAGAACAGAAACTATTTGGTGCTGAGTGAAGCTGAGCGAGCGAAAGGATTTGTCCGGCCGGTGCGGTCAAGGTATGTGCATGACGTCTGTGGAAAAGCGACATTAATGGGGCGGGCCTTAAGCGAGACCTATGCGCGCGACCCTAAATTTTACGGGGCTACTTATTGCGTTGGTTGCCATAAGCATCGACCGGTGAGTGAATTCAAATGGGATGACGGCGAAGTTGTCGGCTCCTGATTCCACCCAATATTAAAAAGGTGAAAAGTGTGAAAAAAATTTTTTATATTCTGCTACTGTTACCACTGACGGTCTCCGCCGGACATTGGCATGAATCGAATCCTGTTGTTAATTCTCTTTCTAGTGATTGTAGAGCTGGTGCTATGGCTTTAGCTGGTGGCATGCACAGTTTTTCTCTGAACACCAAAGCCCTGCAAGGCTCTGTCGCTGGAGCGACGATTGGTGGGTGTGACGCTTTATCAGGCGCTGTTGCGATGGTGATTAATGAACGAATTTTACTTCAGGGTTCGATGTGTGTGTCTGCTGGTGATAGTTGTTTTGGTTTTTCTGCTGGAATGCGATTCTAATGAAAGAAAAGTGGATTAAGGTTTACCAGATATCGATACCGATTATTCTGCTCCTGCTGAGCGGCTCTGTCGGTTATAACCAGTATACTAAAACCGGTGTCCTGCAACACGACCACCCAGTCAGTGAAGCCATTATTCAACGCATTATCGCGATTGATGCCGAGTTGCGGGAAATCAACCGACTACAGAATACTTGGCACGGTCAATAGGTTGTAAACAAACGCCGTATAGATATACTCTGATCATCTGGCATCCCGCCAGTGACTACACAAGGTGATCCCCATGAAGGACAGCAAATCTTCAGGTAATAAAAAAATTGGTACTCCAACCAAACCCGTGCTTGCCACTCCTGTTTCGACCAAAGGCGGAAAAAGCCCGAAGTCAGTTACTAAATACAAGTGCTAAGCAAGAAGCAACAGAAAACGACTCAGAAAATTAACAAGGCTCGAAAGGCTGACGCAAAAGAACGCCGACGAGCCTTTGTTGAGCGGGAGAGCAAGAATGAAAGCAAAAAGTAAAAAGTCTGTTGGATTTCTCGACGACCCCGTTAACTGGATCAAGAAAAAGGCGTCCGATTTTATCGACGAGGGATCAGCATTGGATAAGCTGAAAAATCGGAAAAAATATCAAGACGAGGCTCTCAAGCAGGCGGATCAGTAATGGCGACCGGCAACCTACCACCAGCACCAGCCCATAAAGGCAAAATGCACAAACCCAAAAACATTAAGGCTATCGGCCAGTCCCGCAAGCGCGGATATCTGCGAATGCGACTGAGAACCGACGACTCGAATAAGGTTAATATGTCCGACCGGAAACTCGGCTCTGGCATTTCCAGCGAGTAATGAATGCGTTTCTGATCCGCACCAGTAAGACGAAAACACATACTCGCGGAATACTGGTTGTCGAAGGAGAGCTTTTTGCCACACTGGAACCACCATGGCTGTTCAATCGCCGAAACTGTTCCAGTATTCCTGCGGGAACCTATCAGTGCCACTTCTTGTCACGCTCGAATAGTGGACGATATCGGAATATTTATCATGTGCGAGATGTCGAACGGCGAAGCGGCATTCTTATTCATAATGGGAATATTGTACGACATACCCTCGGGTGTATTCTGATAGGCCTTAAACAAGGCAAATTAAATGGCAAGCCCGCTGTGCTGAACAGTAAATCAGCCCTGCGAAAGCTGCTACGAATAACCAAACGAAAAGAGCTGAAACTGGTAGTAGTATGAGCAATATAGTTAAAATGTCAGACTACAGTCCTCACATGGAAGGCCCTGCCAAATGCCTAGTGTGTAAACACGAGTGGCATGCCGTTGCCCCGCTCGGAACAGTCGCCCTTGATTGCCCTGAATGCCATACATCAAAAGGGGTTTTTGTTTACATGGTCGTTCCTGAAATTTGCTTTCAGTGTCGTTGCGGGGAATACCTGTTTCACTTACACCCGAACGGTGCGCAATGCTGCAATTGCGGAATAGCCCATACCTTAGCGGAGCTTTACGAAAATGATTAGTTCAATATTATCAATAATGACTTCCGGCGGTTTTGGTGCCGTCACAGGCCTGATCGGCGGATACCTGACCAAGGTAGAAAACCGCAAAATGAAGGCTCTCGATCACGCGCATGAGCAGTCCATGGGCGAACTCAGCATCAGGGAACTCACCCTCGAGCACACGCAAGCCCTCGAGCTGAAAGATAAGGAAGCCATGCTGGCCGAGGTCGAAGGCGATATTATCGTTGAAGGCAAAGAAGCGGACGCTTTTGTCGAGTCCATCAAAGGACAGGGCAAGGCTACCGGAATCGGGTTTGTTGATGCTATTCGCGGCCTGATGCGTCCATTGATTACTGTCTTTTTACTCTGGGTTGTCTGGCAAATCTACGCCGATGTGGATGCTCTGGTTGGCGGGCTTGAAGCCATGCCGATGATCGCGCTGGCCGCTCTTTATGCAGAAATTGTCTCCTCAATTATCTTTCTGACTACCACCGCTGTTGCATGGTGGTTTGCCAGCCGAGGCGCGAAGTGACAGAACTCTCCATCATAAAAACCAGCGGACTCGCTCCAGATAGACATAATTTCTGTCATTTTCTGGCGGCTGACCCCCAGATGAACGGGGTGACGGCCTACCTGAAGATCAAGCCTGAAGCGAAACACGCTACCGCTGCGAACATGGCAAACCGCTGGATTAAAGAGCCAGAGGTGCGCCTGTATGTTGGCGTTCTGCTTGAGGCCCGTCAAAAGCGACTGGAAATGGACGAGGATTGGGTTATTCACCGCTTGCGGGAAATTTGTGACCGGTGTATGCAGGCCGTCCCATATTTTGGAGCAGGCAATGTGGTTACTGTTGATGATGACGGAGAGGTCATCCCGAGAGAGCCGCTTTACTACAAGTTTGACTCAACCGGCGCTATCAAATCTCTGGAGCTGATTGGTAAGCATATGCGCATGTTCTCTGACAAGGTTGATATAGCCCAGATGAACGTGGTTATGAATATGAATTTTGGCGGCGAAAGACCCGCAATTGAAGGAGAATTCAAGCGTGTCGGTAAATCTTAAATATGTCGCAGAACGTACTGTTGCCAGATTCCACGCCTCCGTTAAATTTGTTCGAGGCATTATGGGGCCGATTGGCTCCGGCAAGTCGGTTGGATGCACACTTGAAATGTTTGCGAAAGCAGTTGAGCAAGAGGCTTACTTTGCCGACGAAACCTCGAAAGGCATCCGAAAAACACGATGGGCGGCCATCAGAAACACCTACCCCGAATTAAAATCCACCACCATTAAAACCTTCGAAGACTGGTTCCCGTCAGAAATCTGCTCGATCAACTGGTCTCCGCCCATCACAGCGCTGCTAAAACTACCCTTGCCCGACGGCACGATAGTTGAGATGGAAGTCTTGTTCATGGCCCTAGACAAGCCCAATGATGTAAAAAAGTTACTTTCTCTCGAACTAACCGGAGTATGGCTTAATGAGGTACGTGAAATCCCAAAACAGATTTTGGATGGCGCTACAGGACGCGTGGGAAGATATCCGGCAAAGCGGCATGGTGGGCCAACATGGTCTGGTATTATCATGGACACAAATCCCCCAGACGATGACCACTGGTATTACACACTCGCGGAGGAACTTAAGCCGGAAGGGTTCGATTTCTTCCATCAGCCCCCCGCTCTTATTGAGCTGGCCGACAACACATATGTCCCCAACCCCGAAGCAGAGAACGTTATTAATCAGCCCCTCGGTTATGATTATTGGCTGAGACAGGTCTTCGGTAAAGACAAGGACTGGATCAATGTTTACGTTCTGGGCCTGTACGGATCGATTTTCGAGGGTAAGCCGGTTTATTCCGAATATAATGACGCGGTTCATTGTTCTGAAACCGAGCTTGAGGTTTATCGAGGCCTTCCAGTCTTTCTGGGGTGGGATTACGGCCTTACCCCTGCCTGCATTGCTGTACAGCTTTCTCCGCACGGCCAACTGCGCGTTTTGCGCGAATGGTGTACCGAAGACATGGCTATCCGTGAATTTGCGCAGGATGTGGTCAAACCCGCCCTTGCCAACGAATTCAACGACGTGATAATCATCTCAGTAGGTGACCCCGCTGGTAGTCACAGGGGCGAAACCGAGAAGAAGTCCTGTATGGATATTTTGCTTGAAGAGCAGATTCCGACCGAGGAAGCACCGACCAATGAGCCGATTGCCCGAACCGACTCGGTAAGATTTTATCTAAAAGGGATGGATAGAGAAGGAAATCCTTCGTTTTTAATGTCACCATCCTGCAAAATCCTGAGACGAGGTTTCAACGGCGGTTACAAATATGACCGCGTACAAATCGTCGGGGAAGAGCGTTACAAAGACGAGGCCTGTAAAAACAAGTTCTCGCATCCGCATGACGGGTTGCAATATGCCTGTAGCAAGTTAAGGTATGGCACTAAGATGGTCAAGGCGCAACCAAAACGAATTCGCCAACGAACAGCCGCAGGATGGACTTAATGAGTAAAACCGAAATCAACGTTCAGCCAATAATTGATGGCATCAAGTCGAACTGCAACGGCATTCTCAAGGTTGTTGCGCTGAAAGGCAAAAACAAGAAGGTGGGCCACTTTCTGTTGATGCTTTTTACCGATGACAAATTCAGAATCAATATCGACATAGACGTCGCTGAAATGCTGCAAAACAAACATTACATGGATAATCTTTTTAAAAATATAGCCGAAGCAATGGAATACTCCCGTAAAGCGAGGTATGAAGCATGTCGTATGGGCTTTTAAAAAACGCCTCCGTTGGACAGTTAATGTCGCAGGAGGAGAGCACCGATCTTGAACCGGTCGTTCAGACCCAGTTGACGGCACATATCCGCAAGCACTGGGAGGTCAATAAATCGGCAAAACTTCTGATTGAGGAGGGTATGCTCGAAGACCTTCGTGCGAAAAAGGGCCAGTATTCTCCCCAGAAGCTCGCCCAGATACGCGCGCAAGGCGGTTCAGAAATCTACATGATGCTGACAGCCACCAAACAAAGGGCTGCCGCCAACTGGATCAAAGATATCGTACTCCCTGCCGACGAAAAGGCGTGGGGAATCTCACCGACTACTATTCCATCTCTACCAAAGTGGGCCGAAGAAGCGGTTATGCAGCGCTTTCAAGAGTCTGGAATTACCGACCAGCTTGAGCAACAAGTGCTCAGAGAGATGGTCAGCACCGAATTAAACAAACAGGCCAAAATCTCGGCCGAAAACATGGAAAATAAGATTGCCGACCAGCTTGAAGAGTGCGACTGGGGCAAAACCATGGATGATCTGATTGATGATTTTACTACTTTTTCGGTCTGTATCCTGAAGGGGCCAGTTCTGAAAAAAAGGACAACCCTGAAATGGGAGTCGACTTTCGGCAATGTCAAACCCATTGTTGCTGAGGAACTGCGGTTGGAGTTTGAGCGGATCAGTCCGTTTGATATCTATCCCAGCCCCGAGTCTGGCGGCATCAATGACGGCAACCTGATTGAACGAATCCGCTTTGATCGCGGACAACTATATTCAATGATCGGAGTGAAGGGCTACAAGGAAGACGCTATTCGCCAGACCTTGAAAGATTACCGCAACGGCCTGCGAAACTGGCTGTGGAACGACACTGAGCGCCTTGAAAACGAAAATAAGCATCGCTGGTGGATGTCCGGTAGCGACACCCTGATTGACGGAATTCATTTCTGGGGTTCTGTACAGGGCAGCATGCTCAAAGAATGGGGCATGAGCGGCGTTAAGGACGAGCAGGCCGAGTATCAGGTTGATGCTATCCTGATCGGCAACAATGTTATTCGCTGCCAGATCAACAATGATCCGCTGGCCCGCCGTCCGTATCACAAGGCCTGCTATGACCCAATCCCCAGTGCGTTTTACGGAAACTCTATCAGATACCTGATGAACGACATTCAGGAGTTTTGTAACGCTTCTGCCCGTTCATTGGTGAACAACATGGCAATGGCTTCCGGCCCTATGGTTGAGATCAATTATGAACGACTGTCACCGCTTGAAGACGAGCTTGATATTCGACCGTGGAAGGTCATTCAGACCCGAGGCGCAGAGGTTGGCGGAGGCAAAGCCGTGCAATTCTTCCAGCCCGAGTCAAACGCTGCTGAACTAATGGCAGTCTACGAGAAGTTTGAATCAAAGGCCGACGACGCAACAGCCATCCCTCGATACACTTACGGTAATGAAGACGTGGGCGGAGCTGGCACTACGGCGTCTGGATTAAGCATGCTGATGAATTCAGCGGCAAAAGGCATTAAAGCCGCGATTGGCAACCTTGATAATGGGGTTGTTCGCCCGTCGATTGAAATGGTTTACTTTTACAACATGCTGACCAGTGATGATCCGGCCATTAAGGGCGATGCCAAGCCAGTTGCCAGAGGCGCGAACGCGCTACTGCTACGTGATATGGCCCAGCAAAAGCGTCACGAGTTCCTTCAGGTCACCACCAACGATATTGATATTGGTATTATCGGCCAAGAGGGGCGCGCGAAGGTGTTGCGCGGGCTTGCGAAAGACATCGACATGCCGGACATCGTGCCGTCAACCGACGCTCTTGCCGCACAACTCGAAGAGCAGGCCAAAAATCAACAGCCCGATCCGTCAGTCATCAAGGCCCAGACCGATCTGGAAATTGCTTCTATCGAGAAAGAGACTGATGTTGCCAAGGCCGAGATCGAGCAAAGGGATCGTGAAGATTCCCGTCAGGTCGGATTGCAGGAAATCTCACTCAAAAACGAAGCGAAGCGTGAAGAAATACAGAAGAAATTCGATAAGGACATGGCACTAATCAAGTCGAAGGAAGACGCTGAGCTTCGCTTAATGCAGGAAGAAACCGCCAGAATCATCGAGCGGGCTGAAATTAATGCTGAAACAGAGCTTGAAAAACATGATCGCGAAATGGAGAAGAAGGATCAACAGCACAAGGAATTAATGGATAAACAGGACAAGGCGGTCGAAAAAACAGCAACTGGGGCAAAGGAACCGGCCGCAGCGGTTGAAAAACAAGAGCCTATGGTTCTTAATGTGATAATCGATAGCAAGTCTGGCAAGGTTAGGAAAACCATTGAGATTAGCCGTGACAGTGAAAAGCTTGCTAAAACTTTAGAGGTCGAAGAGACCGAGGAATAAAATAATGGCTTGGCGTGAACTGTTACATGTACGAAAAATTCTACCGAAAACTGGAGAACCGGCACCGCTTCAAGTGCCTACATTTACCTTGGCGACTGTGCCTGCTGCTGCGGCTTGGCCTCGGCACTTAATCTGGATCAGTGATGCGACACCGGCCTGTCTTGCGATTAGCAATGGCACCGCATGGATCGCGACTGATGACGGTACTGCGGCTGCCTAATTGTGGGCAGCGAAGATCGCAACCCAGAGGCACCACGGAGTGGCTCGCACTGGCATTTAGATAAGCGGGTGCCACTGACACTAATTCTGTCGGTGGCCGCTATTCTGGGGCATCAGATTTATCAAAACGCTAAATTCGAGACAAAGTTCGAGGGTATGGCTAAGGACATCACTCATCTAACCTCTGACCGAATACACAAGCAAACCGTGGTCGAGATGTTTCGTTCTCGAGACCTTGAGACCAGTATTTTACGGGGCAGTATTAACGAGGTTCATGCCGAGCTTCGAGAGCTGAGTTCTCTGATGCGAGAGGCTATTGTTATTAAGGCAATCGAGCGGCGAAATGAGTAGAAAGAAAAAGCAGAAAAAAACGTCGTCTCGACAACGACTTTATGAGCGCGCCAAAAGGCGTGAAGAACAATCTTTGAAAGAGGGTAAGAAAAATGCCACAAGCGAATGACCCGTCAGGGCTGTCTCAGGGCAACCTGTTAATTGTTTCTGATGCTGTCTGGGGTACGCCAACCGGTAATCAGGTAACCGTCTCCAGTGCAGGCACTAATCTGCCCCTTATGGATGACAATGAATTTATTGAGGTTAGAGGCCACCCTGATGCCGTGAACAACGGTCTCTATCAGGTGAACGATGCCGGAGGCACAACAACTGGTGCCGCTATCTTGGACAAGGTGTCAGGCTCGGCTCCGATTGCAGATGTGGTTGGTCGGTCGATTAACCTGTTTTCAGCCCTAGATACCGCTGTTTCTAACATGGTATTTGCCAATACCACCCCAGCGACCGCTACCGTGGCGAATCGGGTTGATATTACCTCTGCCACTTCCCAGCTACCGATCTTGGCTGTTGGTGAACGATTTGAAGTCGAGGATTTCAGTGACGCCGATAACAACGGTGCTTATGAGGTCATCACCATCAATACGGTTCAGGACGACTACACATGTACCAAACTACTTGGTGTAGCGGGTGGTAACAGCAACGAGCCAAATAATGGTACGACTGAACCTGCTGTCACTATCACCGAACGAAAAACTGTCATGTGGGATACCGCTGCACTGCGCTGGTATGTCGTTGAACAGGGCGGAATCGACGCCACTGGCGCATCAGGTCAGGCCGTCTATTCCAAGGCCATGATTGACTGGCTTGATGACTCCTTTCTCCGCGCAAATGCACCATTTCCAATGCGAGCAATCGATAAGGACGCGGGTAAGTATCTGTTCGGACAGGACGCTAACGGTAACAACTCTGGCTGGCTGCCGACTGACGACGTGGATATTACTCTCGGAACCTTTTCCATCAGAACCCGAAAGCTTCTGCGCAACGCCGGTTGGAATGAAATCGACTCCAGCGGTAATATTACAGCTCGGCTCTTCGGCTGCCTGACAGTTGACGCCGTGGAAAACTCACTGACCGACACCGCCTTTGGCATGTTCGGCACCGACACCACTGTCGATAATACTTTCGATCTGACCTTCGCTGGCCCGACCAACGAGGCGGTTAACTTCTTTCAGGAACAAACCCTGACATCTCTGGCGATTACCACCACCACAATTACCCGTGTAGGTGGATCATTCATCACTGAAGGTTATGTTGTCGGTGGTCAGGTGACTATCAGAAATGCTAATACACCAGCGAATGACGGCACGTTTGTTTTGACCGCCGTTTCCGCCTTGGTTCTGACAACTACAGGTCTGACCATAGACGCCGCTGATGTTACTGCTGTACTGGCAAGTGATAACGGCAACATCTTCAGGCTGGGTATGAGAGAGCGTGATGCGTCTGATCCACAAGGCTCAACCTTCGCGCAGGCCGACCTGAACACCATCAACAAGTCAGAGCTTGGTAACTTTGTGTTCCAGTTCCCGCTGGCAACCGGTACTGATCTCAAGATCACAACCACTGATGCTGGCATGTCTGGCGCACCATACGCAAGTATGACTCTGACCATGTACGCTACCCCACAGGCAAGAGGGGCATCAGGTGTTCTGGTAGGCGGCCCGTACAACTTCGGCTTCATTATGGAAGGCAACAACGGCACTAAGGAAGAGTGTTTCGAGTGGCTGCAATGGCAGTTGCGTAAATTGACTGACATTGATAATGACGGTGATACCAACATTGGTCGAGCGCTCGGTCTTCTGGCCCGTTTTGTGGGTGATACACTTGAAGTCGGTACTGCTGACGGTGGACTGACCCAGACGGTTAGCCCAGACGGCGGTGGAGCGGGTCTCTACATTGATAATCTGAACTCTGCTGACGCCAACAACGTTACGTTCTTCGACAGTCTCGGCCAAGGTCGAGTCAAGCCGACAGCCGTATCTGTTACGCTGGACGCCAACGCCGCTCTGAACAACGATGCGGTGTCTGATGGAACACTGTTCTTCAAAAACACTATCAGCAATGCTGTTGATGCGACCTTCGTGATTACTGCGGGGACTCTTGCAGACGGAACTTTTGTTTCGACAGCCCAGTTCCCAGCCTCGCTTTTCCGAGGGGTGGGCGCGTATGTTGAGATTACCGGACTGACCGGTGCTGATGAGCCTATGAATGGCATTTATCAGGTAACCGCCCTGACATCTACATCACTGTGGAGCGTCACCCGATACGACGGCAAAACCATTACTACTACCGCTGGTGAGGCAGCGAGCATTGATGAAAATCCGGTGGATTCACCAGACAGCATCATTGTTCATACCAACGTTTCAGCAAACGGTACGGACGTTTCATTTACTGCTGCTGATACCCTCGGCCAGACTGGTATCGGTGCCGTATTTGCGGTCGGTGATTTTGTTGAGGTTGAAGGTTCTACCTCTGGATTGAACGACGGTATCTGGGAGGTTACGGGCGAGACAGCCAATACATTGACGCTGGTTAGCGAGACTGGTGTGCTGATTACGACTCAGGGTGCAGGCCCATCCGTGACGATCACCAAGGTTGTTCAGGTGCCAATGCAGATTGACTTTGCGTTCTCATTTGACTATTCAAACAACACTCAGGGTGGCCGAGCTGGTGGAATCAACGCTTTGGTTCAAGCAAAGGCGGTTGGCCGACTGACAGCTCAGTACACCGAGTCAACAGTTCAGACGATCACCACAGCAGCACTGATTATACCGCTTGTTGCGCAGGGTGAACTTAACGTAACGGTCTAATGGCGATCACCCTTGATCCATTAACGGACGGAGACTTCACTCGCCTTAACCGTGCTGATGCTGTGGGAAGCTGGACAGTAGACGGAACCAACTGGTCGTCGCTTGGGCTGAACACTGCTTCAGAGGTTGAGAACACTGGCTGTATTGAGGCGCGTGTCGATCCGGGAATTGGGTCTCTGGTTTCCAGCTTTGGTTCTGAAAATCTCGAAAATGTACATCTACGCATGTGGGCCAAGCTGGGCCAGTCAATCAGCGCAGGGGCTACCTACGGCGCTCGCCTGATTATCGGTACAGAAGGTACTCATGGTTCATGGCTTGTTTATGATGAGATCAAGCAGGTCGTGGTCTACAACGGCTGGATGATGCTCGTTGCTGATCCTCGCAAACCTTATGATGGAACTTCTGGTAATCCGCCTTCAATTCTTACTGCCACCAGTGCTGGCATACGCATTGATTTTGTGGATGGAAACGGCAAAGTGCTGGCCGTGGGCGACATGCTCTGGATAGGCAACGAAATCTCAATTGAGGGTGGTACCACGGGGGCAAGAGCAACGTTTGCAGAGTGGGTCACGGATGATGAATCAAACGGTTACGGAATTCTCCGGTCGGTAGGTGGCGTTTACTACATGAACGCTGGGGCAGTATTTCAGGGCGTCAGTACAGCCAACAGTTATTTTGAAGATTCTAACCAGATTCTGATATTTGAAGACCTTCCGGTATCCGGTTCACTGTACAGTCTCCGGCATGTTGGTAATGCTACAGGCACCAATCACTTCCAGCTTGGCACGTCGACAGGCTCCGGCGCTTCTAAAGAGGGCGCAAATGGAGGCGTTATACGCGCTGGCGGTGCAGCCCCATTCAGGATTGAGGCAATCGACACCAATATCGACGTAGCAGCATACTTCGGCGTTACCATGCTGGGGCCGTCTGCTCTATACGCAGATCAGCTTCGGAATGTTAAAACGCTTGATTCCCCTTCTACCTTTGCCGACATTACAGAGGCGGCTACAGGGCCAGAGCTGGCTACTGCTGGCCTCATGCCAGCCACGGAAGCATTAGATGATGCTACCTATTTCGGACATGATGAGAAGTTTTACGGGCTGAACCTGAACCTGTCTACCGCAAAAGCAGGGACATGGACAGGTACTTGGGAATATTACAACGGTTCATCATGGGCGAGCCTGACCGATATCACTGATGGCACGTCAAATTATGCAACCACGGGCGCACAGTCCGTTACTTGGGCAATGCCCGACGACTGGGCCACATTGGCTGCTGATGGTGATACTCGATACTGGATTCGGTTCCGTATTAGCGCATTTACCAGTTCTGGTGGTGGGCCAACCCATAGCGCCAATGGATGTACCTGTGATATGGCCGGTGATATCCGACTGGAAGACCCTGCTGCTGAAATAGTCGGTGGATCATCTACCAATATGGGCAGCATTCGAGTCAGGAACGGCGCTTTTCTGAAAAAGCACACAATTAATGCCAGTCTTGCCCCAGCAAAACACGGCGCTCTTGATCTGGGCGGAGCCAACCCAGCCACTGATACGGTTCGAGAAGTCGTCATCCAGAACTGTAACAAGGGCGTGTTGCTAAAAGGCTCCGGCAATGTGACCTATCAGATCAGAGGCTTTACGTTTTCGGGCAACACCAATGACTTCAGGGTTGATTTTGGTGGCGGTGATACTGTCACTATTCAGATTCTGGAAGGCACCACCTCTGATACTGCATTCACTGCTGGTAATCAGGACAATGTAAATGGGTCGACCATCACTTTTGTTGATAACAAATCAATCACCCTGTCGCCTTTGGTTGTCGGATCAACTGTCAGCGTTTATCTGGCAGGCACATCCACTCTGGTCGACGAAACCACCAATTCTACGACCTCGTTCAACTTTACGGTTGGCTCGGGCGTTGGAGTTGACGTTGTTATTCTGGAAGGCACGGAAGATGATCCGAGTGCGTCTATACCTATTCGCATTCCTAACGTATCATTCACCGTTGACCAGACTGTCACAATCAACCAGTTGACAGAACCAAACTTTATAGGATAAATCATGCCCATCGATTTCAACGGGTCAACACTAACGATTACCCTGTCGTCAGGAGTAACCGAAGTCGACGTTCGCGAAGACCTCTACGAAAGTTGGAAAGACTGGCTGCTGGGCAACAACTCCAACCTTGGCTTCCCGCGCGCGTTCAGGCCTGTAGGCGGTGACCCGCTGTCGTCAGTTATTAATGCTGGCTCGTATTTCTTCCTGAATAATGTTGCCGGATGGCGAATCAAGCCGCCAGAGGAAGACATCACCATTGTTTTGACCGGAAACCTTGCTCTGGAAGACGTGTCGGTTCCCTCGGTTCTCCCGACTGATGGTGCATTTACCGCTGCAATTTTTGGTTTACAGCCGGTTACTCAGGGTGTTACACCGCAGATGGGTGCGCAGCTTGAATTCGCATCATTTGAAGGCATGGTTCATTATTCAAGCACGTCATCTAATCAGCTTAACGGGGCCGACCCGCTGAGCCTACCGTTACCACTGGGTAACATGCAGTACCCACTTAACAACATCCCAGACTGCATAATCGTCAGGACAGCACGGGGATTGACAAAAAGTATCCACTGCATGACGAATGTGACGCTGGGTGTTGGTGACAATGTTGATAACTTCACGCTGGTAGGAACCAACCCAACCCAGACCATAATCACAATCGGAACATCCGCTTCGACCATCAATACGATGGTGGAAAACGCCAGTGTGAACGGAACGCTGGACGGGGGAACAGAAATTCGGAACTGCGATATCACGACGCTGGACTTCATTAATGGCAGGGTGCTGGGATGCAGTCTTGACGCAGGCCCTCACTCATTGGGTGGCGGCTCATCAGCAGAAGCGCATTTCATTAACTGTGACGATGACGTGGCAGGCGAGGGGGCCGCTGTTATTGATTGTGGTGGCGATGGGCCTGCGCTGATTCTTTCTCGATATTCCGGCGACGTCAAGCTGACTAACAAAATCGGATCGGTGGCATTTACAATAGGTCTGGCCGGAGGCCATTGCATCATAGATGCCACCTGTACAACAGGAATTATTGTGGTGAACGGAAACGGCAAGGTGATTGACTCTACTGGGGCGCACATGTTGTCTGGCACCTATAATGGCGGACTGACGCTGATTAATGAATGTACCTTCGGCGGACATCTCCACGACCTGTGGCAGCGTAAAGGGCTTGATCCTGTTAATCCGCTTGTTCTGCATGAAAATGGTAATATTGAAGTCGGCAACGTTGATATTGATGCCGTGACAACAGGAGTCACCCCGAACAGACAAACCACTCAAACGAGACAGTAATGGTTGCGGCTATTGGTCTTGCCGGTGACGGGGTGTTTTGCAGCTTTCCAGTAGGGGCGGCTATCCCGCTTTCCACGGACGGAATATTCTGTTCCGGCATTGTTATCGAAGAAGAGAATCTTGGTGGCAGCCAGTTTCTTGCTTTCAAGCCGATCCTTGCCCCGCTATCTACACAGATACAGGTTGACCAGCGAGTTGCCTCGATGGTGCAGGAGTCAGAGACAGATTTTGTTATTGATGGTAAAAAATACGAGCTGGTAACCACCAGAACGCCGTCAGAGATCATAAAAGCCGCTCCAAATATTGAACGAATATTGGACGAAGCGGCCGAAAAAATGGGTGTAACACGGCGTCAGGCCAAGAAAGAACTATACAAACAGGTCATAAAAGAGCTTCAAGCGGTTGAAACCGTCAAGCAATCAGTGTTCAATGACGATGAAGAAATTATTATGATCTTGGTAGCGACAGATGATATCTAAACCAAGTCAGAAAGTGATGCGAGCGGTTGCAAATTTACGCTCGAATGAGAATTTCGGGGTAGTCATTGGTTTTTTAGAAGACTGCCTCTACGCGACAGATGCGGAAACGCGTTCTGCTCACGACGAAGTTAAGACGCGATGGTTGCAGGGTCAGGCACAGGACTTAGCTGGTCTATTGTCCCTGATTGAGCAAGCAAAGCGCATGTAAGCTGACCACCCGAATGAAGGCCGCCAAGGCGATCCCGTCAATCAGGCTCAGCAAGTTATCCCCTCGAGGGATTTCACAGCCTTTAGTCCGACATATTGTCGATCATTAGTGGAGTAAGTGATGAAAAACCCAAGCGGAGTTCAAAGACAAATTGACCTTGCGAAAAAAATTCAGACCCAAATAGTTGAGGGAGAGCCAGCGAAAGTTGTCAACCTCAACAGTGGCGATTCTTCCGGTAAGCCGGATCAGGACGTCAACTGGGAACACCGGTTCAAAACTCAGAAACAGAAGTATGACGAGGTTGTGCCGGAGTTGAGACAGAAAAACGAGTCTCTTGAAGCCCGAGTTGCGGAGCTTGAAGACTTAGTTAAAAACGCTAAACCAGTAGTCAGTTCTGCGACGCAGGATGGGCCGATGTTCTCACCAGAGGAGATCGAGGAATACGGGGCAGACTTTTTAGCTGTAGTTGAACGAGTTGTCGGAGGTCGTGGGAATCAGGACACCGGAGTATCTGATCAGTTAAGTGAACTTAAGACCAAGTTTGATTCGATTGCCTTGAATCAGGCCAAGTCTGCCGAAGGTCGTTTTTACGAAGACCTTCAGGAACTTGTGCCAGACTGGCAGGCAATTAATGACAACGACGGATTTAAAAAGTGGTTATCTGAAGAGATGCCGCTTACTGGCAAAGAACGCCAGAACTTCTTAATTGCCGCTCAGCAAGCACTGGATGCTCGCAAAGTCGCCAGTTTTTTTACCGCTTGGAAAGGTGAATCTGGACAGCAGTCTTACATGATTGATACGGTTAATGGCGGTCAAGGCGACGGTAGTACCCTCCCCGAAGGCCAGATTGAAACCGAGATAATTAGCAAAGCTGACATTAAGGCGTTTTACGACGACAAGAAGCTTGGCCGATATCGCAAAAATCCTGAAGAGGCTCGCCAGATTGAAATGAGAATCTTTCGAGCGCAAAGAGAGGGCCGAGTACGGTAACCCCCTTTGTGGCTCTTTAATGGGAGCCAGACATGGTTAACGGTTTAACGCGCGCCAATGCGGGAAATTGGCAGGGTGCTGGAGCTTATGCAGACATTGCATCAGATTCGGCATCAAAATTCATCCCTCAAATCTGGAGCGGAAAGCTTGTTGAAAAGTTTTACGCGGCCACTGTATTTGGGGCTATTGCAAACACTGACTACGAAGGTGAGATTTCCGATAAAGGCGATCAAGTAATCATCCGTACCACTCCTACCATGACCATTCAGGATTATGAAGTAGGTTTGGGGCTGACTTACGAGACACCGATCTCAGCGAATACCACTCTGGATATCAATCAGGGTAAGTATTTTGCCTTCGCCATCGACGATGTGGACTCCTTCCAGTCCGATATCGACCTGATGGACGATTGGTCAGAAGACGCTTCCGAGCAAATGAAGATCGCTGTGGACTCACAAGTTTTGGCAAACCTTTATGCCGGAGTTAACGCGTCCAACAAGGGTATCGCTGCTGGCGCTATCTCTGCTGGCGTAAACCTTGGTGCTGCTGGCACTAATGGTGACGCTGCCATCCTGATCGACAAAACAACTATCCTCGACTACATCGTCGATATGGGTCTTGTTTTGGACGAGCAGAATGTTCCAGAGACCGGCCGTTGGTTGGTAATGCCAGCTTGGATGATTTCTACCATCAAGAAGTCTGATCTGAAGGACGCATCACTCGCGGGTGACGCAACCTCCATTATCAGGAACGGGCTGATCGGGATGATCGACCGCTTCAACATCTATCTATCCAACAACATTGTTGGTATCACAGAAGGAACGGCTACGCTTTATGAGCCAATCTGTGGTCACCCAACTGGGCTGACGTTTGCGGCTCAAATGACGAAGATGGAGAACCTACCCAATCCAGACACTTTCGGGCAACTGATTCGTGGTCTGAATGTGTACGGGTACAAGGTTATTGAAGGTAAGTACCTTGCTGGTGGTAAAGTTAAGCGAGTATAATAGGCACGCCCCTCTTCGGAGGGGCCTTCCTTTAACCATCGGAGAAGCCAATGAGAAACCGACCTGCCAATTTTTACGTTCGTGATCGAAGTAGCGGAAAGAAAGTATTAGTCACCGCAGATGTAGCACACGAGTTTCGTGATTCCTGTAAATTTATCCGCCTTGATGACCCTGCCCCGCAGGACGTTAACGCAGATGTTCCAATGCCTGACCTGCGGAAGCGCACTAGCATCGTAATTAATGCGAATGAGGCGGCCGAAGAGGTACCAGAGGCACCAGAAGCCGAACCTAAACCAAAGGCCGCCCCTAAAAAGAAGGCCTCTGCGAAAAATCAATAAACTGGAGATAAATGGACGCTCAATCAATCGTCGATGAGGTTTCCAAACAGCTTAACGACGTTAGTCAAATAACATGGACTTTGCCGTCCCTGTTTGAATACATTGACTCTGCTCAGCAGATGATTGTATCAATTCGCCCTGACGCGAACTCTGTTATCGAAACTATGCAAATGGTGGTCGGAACGAAACAAAGCATTCCGGCCGCTGCTCTCCGTCTTCTCGAGATAAAGCGAAACATGGGAACCAACGGACTTGTTGCCGGTTCCTCAGTTGTTGCCTGTGATCACGAGTCTCTGGACTTGTTCAGCAGTAATTGGCATGCCGCCGCTGGCGTTGAAGCCGTTGACAACTTCGCTTATGACGAAAAAACACCCAAAACCTTTTATGTTGACCCGCCGTCTGACGGAACAGGGTATCTCGAAATAGCCACCAGTCAGGTACCAACATTGATTACGGCCGTTGGAAATACTCTCGATCTTGATGATATTTACAAAAACGCCGTTATTCAGTGGTGTATGTTCAGGGCTTATTCGATTGAGGTTGATTCCAGATCAAGCGCCCAGAGAGCGGCCGGACACGAACAGTCCTTTTATCAGATGATGGGTAAAAAGTTCAGCCGTGACGTTCAGTTTTCCCCTAGCGAGGAAGTAAAAAATGCCGACAACGTGGGATAACTACATGCCAGAGGTTGCCCCTGATGTGGCGGGGTGTCCTAAAAGCGTAATCAGGAATGCTATTCGGAACTCGGCCATTGAGCTTTGTTACGAGGGAAGAGCATGGAGAACACAGATTACCGACGTCACCATGGTTATTGGCACGCCGGTCTATACCTTGGGTGTTCCGGTAGATTCTGAGGTGATTGCCACCACCCGACTGCTTGTTGTTGGTGATGTGCGACCGCTATCCACCTTGCCCCCAGCACATCAGAACCGGTTCAAGATAAGCGCCGACAACGGTAGACCGAAATTTTATAACGCGGAGACTCCGGCAACAGTTACCCTGTATCCGCCGCCTGATACCGCTTATGTGGCAGAGGTTTTTGCCCTGCTGAAGCCAACCAAGGTGTCTCTTGGCGGGCCAGATTTTTTGTACAACGACTGGCTGGAAGTTATTGCCAGTGGAGCCAAGGCCCGACTAATGGCAATGGCAGGCCGTCCGTGGAGTAATCCGAAGATGGTGAATATTCATCGCAAGGCTTTTGTTAAAGGTTATGTAGAAGCCCGTATCCGTGACGCCAAGGGGAATGTTGAAAGCTCATCTTACGCTCGACCTGCGACGTTTGGTCATTATAGAGGTAGGAAGGTCTAATGTTTTTATTTAAAAATAACGCTGCCGGAACCTTACTGGCTGGCATCACTAACATTGCAACCTCGATGACATTACAGGCTGGTGAGGGAGCAGAGTTTCCGTCTCCAACAGGCGTGGACTCGTTTAGGGCTACGCTCGAAGATTCTGGCGGTCTAATTGAGATTGTTGATGTTACCAACGTGACTGGCGACGTGCTTACCATAGTGCGTGGACGGGAAGGCACGACTGGCAAGGTATACATTGCTGGAGATGTTGTTGAACTAAGGGTTACTCAGGAAACGCTCGAAGCGTTTATCCAGTCGATTGACCGTCCGGTGTCGGACAAAGGTTCAAATTATACAATGGTGGAGGCAGACAGAGGCTCCATTATTAACATGACAGGGGCGTTTACTGTCAGCCTGCCAGACGCGGGAACTATTCCTTCAAATTTCTGGGCTGTTGTAAAAAACTCACACTCGACCGCTATTACAGTTGACCTGACTACAGGCGCAGACACGCTGGACGGAGTGGCCGCTGGCTCAGCGATTATTCCGCCATTCAACGCAATGACCTTTGTTGTTAACGCTAGTATCGACGGGTTTCATATATCATCAACCGCTAATATTCCATCCAAGGATGCAGACATAGCGTCTACGGCTGCCCTGCCATTTCAGAGTTCTGGTTATGCCGATGTAACAGGAACGGCCACAATAACCTCGTTGCTTACCTCTGGAAAGGTGGGAACAATTGTTCGTCGTCATTTTGATGACATTCTGATTATTACCCATCACGATACAAACCTGATTCTGAAGGACAGGGCCAATATAATAACCTTTGCGGGTTACGAGGCTGAATTTATTGAATATGCTTCTGGTCAGTGGCGCTTGTTATCAGACAATGTTTCAGCTTACCTCGGGGCTATCTCCGCCTTTGCACAGGCCGCTGCTCCTAATGGCTGGCTTGAATGCGATGGTGCGGCCGTATCGAGAACGCTTTATGCAGCGCTGTTTAATTCACTTAGCACAATCTACGGAGTGGGTAATGGGTCTACCACCTTCAACCTCCCTGATATAAGGGGTGAGTTTATTCGTGGTTTTGACAACGGGGCTGGGATTGACGTTGGTGCAAATATTACCGACACCTGTTCTACCACCATATCTAATCCGATTGTAACGGCCCTGACCTCGACAACAAACATGGAAGTTGGAATGTCTATTGTTGGTAGCGGAATTCCTGTCGGAGCCTTGATCTTAACCGTTGATAGTGCGACGCAAATCACAATGGACGTCAACGCTACTGTCACGGCTACCGGCGTATCGGTAACACTTTCTAACCGTACTGATCGTGGTGACGGAACGATTGGTGACGTGGTTGGCTCAAAGCAGATCGACGTTTTCAAAACGCATACTCATACTTATGATAAGCGAGACACAGACATAAACACTGGGTCTGGCGGGTCTTCACCAACAAGCAATTCCCAGAATTCGACTGGAGCCACTGGCGGTAATGAAACTCGTGGTCGGAACATCCAGTTAATGCACTGTATTAAATACTAAGGGTTTTGTTAACAAATGCCCGTAATCAAGATAAAAAACTTTTCAGGGCTGGCTCCGAAAATAGATGCGAGGCTGCTTAATAACGCCTATGGACAAATTGCGGAAAATTTAAAGCTGATTTCTGGCTCGCTACAATCGTGGCGTAATACATTGCTTCAAAACCTGCCAGCGAAGGCCGGAATTCTGCAAAGCATCTTCCTGTATCAAGACACCGGTACTGACCGATGGCTTGCGTGGACAACCGATGTTGACGTGGTAAAGGCACCAATCAGCGAAGACACTACTCATCGAATCTATTTTACCGGCGATGGTGTGCCAAAGGCGTCTGACAACGCAAATGACACCGTAACCGGAGTTGATGGCCCTGCTGGAAACTCGGAATATCCCGAAAATTCTGTAACGCTGGGCGCTCCCGCTCCTACTGCTGCCCCGACGGTTGCCGTTGGAACTGCTGGGTCGAATCCCACCGATCATATTTACGTGTACACTTTCGTGTCACAGTGGGGAGAAGAAAGTAAGCCCAGCCCATCCTCGGCTATTATTTCGGTTGATTTGCTTGATGGACAGGCGAACCTGTCTGCCATGGAAACAACGTGGGCTGCTGGATATAACACCCTTGATAAAATCAGAATCTATCGCTCGAAGTCAGGTACCACTACCGCGAAACTTCAATTTGTTGCCGAAATCACTCTGTCGGCGACCTATAACGACACCATAGATGAAACAGCCCTTGGTGAAATTTTACCGACAGAAGACTACGATCTTCCGCCTACCAGCCTGTTCGGAATTATGGATGTTGGCAACGGTGTTTTCGTAGGCTTTACCGAGTATGAGGTATGTTTTACCGAGCCTTACCAGCCGCATGCTTGGCCGATTAAATACAGGCTTGCGGTTGTTGATAAGATTATTGGCGGCGGACATTTCGGAAATAGCGTGGTTGTCTGCACCGATGGGAAGCCAGCAGTAATTACCGGAAATCATCCCTCATCAATGACCATGGCGGTTAGTCCTGATCATCAGGCGTGTCTTAGCAAGCGCGGGATTGTTTCAATTAAAGGGCTTGTGATTTTCCCAACTCCGGCTGGTCTGTATTCAATTGGCTATGGCGGCGGGAAGCTGTTAACCGAGTCTCTGTATGATGGAGAAACGTGGCAGTCTCGCAACCCAGAGCAGCTCAAAGCGACTGCATGGGATACTCGATATATTGGCTTTACTGATACGCTGGGGATTATGGTGGAAACCTCCGACGGAAAAATCTCGGCCAGTGATATGAACCTTGTGGTTGATGCTATTTACCTGCACAAGCCAACCGACCTGTTGTACGTCTGTCAAACCATTGACGGCACAAGCAATATTGTTCAGTTTAATGCTGCCGGTGACCGAATAGCTTATAAATGGAGATCGAAAAAATTCTCACTAGGTTCTCAGGCGACAATGACTGCGGCGAAAATTCTGGCAAATTATGGTGAGTTGCTGTCTCCAGCCGAAGTGGCTGCCTTAGATGCGGCTATTGCTGCGATTATAGCCAGCAACGGCACGTTAATGACAGGCAATGTAAAGGGGGCCATAAACAGCAGGGCCGTCAATTCTTTTGCCATTAACCAGAGTCTTATAGTTACCCCGCCGACCACGCCATTAGCACAAAACGTCGTAATGCGAGTATATGGTGACGGAAGTCTTATATCGACATCAACCACGTTATCCGACAAGCCGTTCAGGCTTCCTGCTGGAAAAAGCTATCGTCAGTATGAGATCGAAATTGAGGGGTTTACGGATGTTAACGAGGTTACTGTTGCGTCGTCTATAACAGAGCTTGTCTAATGCAAGCGCCTGCAATTCCCGACATCCCGCTTAATCTGGATGAGACGCTGTACGGCATCTTGTCTGCGATCAAAACCGGCGTTGATCTTCGCGAGGGGCGAGCGAACGACCCTGCCGAAGCGTTTCTTAGGGCTGGTGATTTAGCTTCAGCGCTTGGCGATCTAACCGAGTATGTCCAGTTTCCAGAACTTAAAGAACTCCCGCTGACTGCAACGGGCGGGTTCGGATTTCTCTATGTAAAAGCCACGTCTCCTGCCGAACTCCATTATGTTGATGACACCAATACTGACTTCCTGCTAAACACCAGCGGAGCTGCAACAGCCGGTGGTGCAAACACTCAGATTCAATACAACAACTCTACTGTTCTGGGCGGTATTTCAACGTTTGTCTATAACAACGTCTCGGGCGACCTTACTATTTCAAGCGCGCTGGACATTCAGGCGGCCTTTAATACCAGAGGTATTCTGGACAACGCCACTCTGACAACCCTGACGGTCGAGAACAATCAATTGCTTATCGGGGCAACCGGTGCAGATGCCCTGCTTTCCAATTCAGACCGGACAACCACGTTGAGGGTTGGCGGTGCTAACGCGTCTGCCGGTGGTGAGGCCCTGTTTTATGGCGACCTACATGGGTCAAAAGCCAGAGATGTAGAGTTTGTCTCCAACAATGTCGCACGGGCGCAATATGACTTCAGCCTTGATTCGTGGCTGTTTCATAGCCCAATGGTTACTGACGCATCCAGTACCGGCGCAGCGGGTTTTAATGTTCCGACAGGTATTGCTCCGACAGCCCCCGTTCAGGGAGACATCTGGGCAACTGCTACAGACGCGTTTATCAGAATTAACGGGGTGACCCTGTCGTTGGTGAACCAGATACTTACCGAGGCAAACATCCCTAATCTCAGCGACCAGCTTGATGTTGTCCGAAGCTCGTTCCTTGACAGTCCAGACATTGTTGTAACCAGCAACGGCACGACTATCACCCTGTCGTTAGAGCAGCAGGGTGGCGGAGATTTGAATATTCGGTGGTCAGATGGGGTAACCCTGCTGGATACCACTCCGGCAGCTACCATTGCGCTGACCGCTGGTACAGACATTGCGCCAACCCTGAACTACGTTTACCTACTTCAGTCGACCAAAGCGCTGACCGTTTCAACTGTGGACTGGCCCGCCGCTGAATATACGGCTGTGGCAACCGTGTTGTGTCAAAGCGCGGCATCTGCCCAGACCTTCGGCCTGTACAAAGTTCACGCTTGGACAGACCATCTGTCTAACGCGATGAAGGGCCATGTTTCAATGTTGAACTACTGGATTCGGCAGCAGAACGCAACGTGGGCTGACGGGGTACTGGCTTCCGTGACAGCGGGGGTTACGACCTTCACCCTGTCAACGATTGCAGGCAGTGTTTGGCAGCTGCACCCCCACGCGTACACAGCATTTAACACCGCAACCGGCAGCCATGTTCA